ACCGCCACGAGGGCCGCATGGCCGACCAGAAGTCGGTGGTGGAGTTCCGGGGCAACAGCAAGAACGTGCTGGCCTACTGGCTGGCCGACCGCATCGACCAGATGGCGTTCAGTACCCTCGGTGGCCGCAGCTACAGCGTGCGCCCCGATGGCTCGACCCGCCTGGGCGACCTGCCGTTCCTGGAGTTCGCTGCCGATGTGACCGCGCCGTCCACCAAGCGCATGCTGCGCTGGGACAACACCGCCAAGACGCTGAAGGACAGCGTGTCGGGCAGCAACACCAGCGCATCCATCGTCAGCACCGACACCCCGGCCTGGGAGCTGTTCGTGCAGCTGAAGGCCTACGCGAAGGACCGCTACATCCGCGGCGTGGGCGGCGAGGGCGGCGAGGAAACCTTCCACGCCTTCCTGACCCCGCAGGCGATGGCCCGGCTGAAGCTGGACAACACCTACCTGCTGAACCTGCGCCACTCGACCCAGGCCGGCAAGAACGACACGCTGTTCACCGGCTCGTCGGTCAAGATCGACGGCATCTACCTGCACGAGTTCCGCCACGTGCCCAACGTGTCCAAGGCCGTGTCCGGCGTGGGCAAGTACGGCGCCGGCTTCAACCTCGAAGGCTCGCAGGTGCTGTTCTGCGGCGCGCAAGCGCTGGGCATGGCCGACATCGGCGCCCCGACCTGGAACGAGAAGGGCTTCGACTACGAGAACAGCCAGGGCATCTCAGTCGGCAAGATCCTCGGCTTCCTGAAGCCCAAGTTCGGCACCATCTACGAGAACAACAGCGTCGAAGACTTCGGCGTGCTGTCCGCGTACGTCGCCCAGTAAGCGGCCGACCAACACCGAAAGGAACGCACCATGAAGCTGCTTGCCTCGCGCACTGCGCAATACCCCATGTCCGCCGAGTTCGGCTTCCAGCACAACAACTGGGTGGTCGACTCCGCTGACGGCGCCAAGAAGACCCTGGGCTCGACCGTTGCGCTCTCGACCGACCCGGCCGAAGCGTCGCTGAACGGCCCGGTGGCCAACACCGTGACCTTCGACTGCATCCCGCTGCCGCCCGGCGCCGTGATCATCGGCGGCGAGGTCATCGTCGAGACGGCCTATGCCGGTTCGACGGCGGCCACCCTGTCGCTGGGCATCGCCGGCACGCTGACCGGCCTGCTGAACGCGGTGGACCTGAAGACCGCCGGCCGCACCGCCCTGACCCTGACCAGCCCCCTGCTGGCCAACGCGGGCCAGAACCTGCGCGCCACCATCGCCTACACCGTGGCCAACGCGACGGCCGGCAAGGTGCGGGTGTCGGTGCAATACCGCATCGACGGGCGCACCAGCGAAGTCCAGGTCGCCTGACCTGGCTGAACAGAACGGGGCTTCGGTCCCGTTCTTCCACCCTGACCAAGGACAGCCATGCGCTTCACCATGTTCCGCAACCGCACCATCGCCTCGACGTGCGGCCTTTCCATCGAATTCAAGAAGGGCGAGCCCCATTTCGTCCCTCCGCAGATGTACGCCGAGGTCATTGCTGCCGGCGGCGTCTCCGAAGAAGAGCTGCGCGAAGAAGACCTTCCGCCCGCGCCCGCCACGCCCGCCCAGCTCGCCGAACGCGAACAGGCGATGTTCAAGGCCTTCGACACCATCACGCGCCGCGCCCAGCGCGATGACTTCACCGCTGGCGGCGTGCCCCACGCCTCCGTATTGGCCCGCGAAGTGGGCTGGGCAGTCCAGGCCAAGGAACGCGACGCCGCCTGGGTCAAGTACACGTCGGGCAAGGTGGACTGATGCTGCCGAGCGACCTGCTCATTGCGTTCCGCGAAGAGATGGCGGACAAGGCGCAGCCGTATCTGTGGCCCGACGATTTCATCATCGGCGCCATCGACGACGCGCAAAAGCAGTTCGCCCGCAAGACCGACGGCATTCCCGACAGCACCACGTCTGCCGTGGTGGACCTGGTGGTGGCCCCGGACGGTAGCGGCCTCTACAGCGACGTCGTGCTGCTCGACCCCCGCGTCCTGAAAATCCGCAGCGCGCGGCGCGGCGACAACGGCCGCGAGGTCGAAGTGCTCAACGAAGAGGACATGCCCACCAGGGGCATGTACTTCGACAGCCTGCCCGGCCGGGTGCGCGCCATGATCACCGGCATGGACGAAACCAGCGTCCGCGTCTGGCCGTTCCCCAACGAAGACGTGACGATCAAGCTGTCGGTGTTTCGTCTGCCACTGGTCACGATCACCGACGACGAGCCGCTGGAAATTCCGCTGCAGCACCACCTCGGCCTTCTGCTGTGGATGAAGCACCGGGCCTACAGCGTGCACGACGCCGAGACCTACGACAAGACGAAAGCCGCCGACTTCAAGGCGGAGTTCGAGACGTACTGCACCGCCGCCAAGACCGAGCAGCGCCGCCTGCGCCACAAGCCCCGCACCGTCGCCTATGGCGGCATCTAACTGAAAGAAACACATGCCCTCTACTGTTTCGACCGTTGCCGGGAGCAACACGCCTGACCCTGGGGGGCTGCGCGCAGCAGGTGCGACTGGCATCGGACTGAACGGCGAAGCGCTAGTTTGGACTGGCGCAATCTGGCAGCCCTCAGGACTGCAGCCCCTGGTGTCACCGTATGGGAATTCGTTTGACGGCGTTGTGGCGCGCATGCAGCGGGCGAGTCAATTCAGCCCCATCCGCATGGCGACGTATGGCGACAGCCGTGCCAACATCGGCGGCGGCCTGCTGCTGGCTGCTGATGGCGGCTACAGCGGCGAGAAGACGCCCGCTGTGCTGTCGCTGCTGCGCGGCGATCTGTTGCCGGTGTTCAACGGCGGGATCAGTGGCGACACAGCGGCCAACTGGAACAGCGCCTCGCGCATCAGCGGCAGTCAGGCGGTCACCGATTGCATCGCCGCAACACCTGATGTCGTCGTCATCCAGTATGGGATCAACGACTTTATCGCGGGAACGTCCGCTGCAACGGTTTACGGTTACCTGCAAGCGTTGATTACCGAGTTCCTGGGCGCCGGCATCTTCGTCGTGTTCGAGAGCACGTACACCTGCGCCAAGGGGCCGGCGACCTACATCAACGGCTACAGCAGCTCGGGCGGTTTCAGCAGCACGACCACACCGGCCGAGTACAACGCCCGCTTGGCCGAAATGCAGGCCTGCAATGCCCTGATGCAGACGTGGCTGGCCGGCTTCCCTGGCCGGGCCCTCTACGTCGAGACGAACGCAACGTTGGCAGCCAGCGACGGCTTTGCCAAGACCGATGGGACCTGGTACGACGGCACGCACCTGTCGCAAGTCGGATGCCGCATTGCTGCACGGCTCATCAACATCGCACTGGCGCCGTACTTCGGCTCCGGGCTTGTCGGCAAGCCACTCAAGCTACTGTCGCGCAACGCGGTCAACGACGCCTGCATCACCGTCAGCAGCGGGCGTGCGGCCGGCTACAGCGCAGGCGCCACCGAAACCGGCACGTTGGCGTACTCCTATCAGGTGGTGCAGGACGCCAGCGGCGAGTGGTGTCAGGAGTACACGATCACCAACACCACTGCGGCTGGCACTGCAGCGCGGGCGCGGCTGGAGATCGTGCCGTCTTTCGTCGGCGCTGGCACCTACCCCGTACTGGCCGCGGCGGACCAGCTGCAGGCATCCGTGCAGGTCTACGCGGACAACGGCGCGGGCGGCGCCCCGCCTGTTCACACCATCTTCGCCCGGGCCCGCGTCTACTACAACGACGCCACCAACGAATACGCGCAGGCGGGCGGCATTGCACAGCAGGGCAGCACGGACCACCCGGGCTACTCGCAGGCCGAGACGCTGCGCTTCGTGCTGCCGCGCCGAGCGGTCAAGGCCGCCATGAGCAACAGCACGATCATCGCGGGCGCTGGCCCGGCAACGGCCTTGGCGCTGATCGTGTGCATGAACCAGCCGGGGACGGTGCGGCTGCGGGTGAAGCGCGCCGCCTGGGGCAAGGTCGCCTGATCCCATCCTCTGCCGGTGAGCCGACCATGAACCCCGCTGACCTGGCCAGCATGCTGGAGATGCTGGCGCAAGCCCTTCGCCTGCTGCCGGCCGGCGCGGTGGCCAGTCCTGCAGCACAGGCCGTGGCCGCCGTGGGGGCGCCGCCCGCCCCAGCACGCACGCTGGGCGACTGGCTGGATGTGCACGCCGGAGTGCTGCTGACCCGCGGCTACCACGCACAGACGCTGAAGAATCGCCGCAGCAACCTGGCGCACATCCGGCGCCTGTGGGGCATGCGTGCGCTGGCCGACCTGAAGGCCCAGGAGATTGCCGCGAAGCTGCGCACGTTGTCCACCTCCGGCGCCGGCCGCGTGCTGGGTGAACTGCGGGATGCCTACAGCGAGGCCATCGTTGCCGGCTGGACCGACACGAGCCCCGCCGATCACGTCAAGGCGCCACGCCACAAGGTGCTGCGCGAGCGACTGATGATCGACGTGTGGCAGCGGATGCGCGCCCTGGCGGCCACGCTGCGCCAGCGGTGGGTGGAGCCGATGTTGCTGCTGGCTCTGGTGATCGGTCAGCGCCGTGCTGATCTGGCCAAGGTGGCGTTTGCGGATGTGGTGGACGGACACCTCCGGGTCGAGCAGCAGAAGAAGGCGGGCAAGGCCATCGGCGCCCGGGTGGAAATCCCGCTGACGCTGCGCATGGACTGCATCGGCATGACCGTGGGCGATGTCATCGAGCGGTGCCGCGAGTGCGCCAAGCCTGGCCCGACGCTGCTGCGCCAGGCCAACGGCCGCCCTATCGAGATGAGCAGCCTCAGTGCCCGCTTCTGCGAGTGCATCAAGACTGTCCTGGGCGCTGCCGACCCGGGCCAGTACAAGCGGCCCAGCCTGCACGAGAACCGGTCCCTGTCGGCGCGCTGCTACATCGCCCAGGGCATGCCGCCCGCCGTGGTGCAAACGCTGCTGGGCCACTCCAATCTGGAGATGACGCAGCTGTACCTGCACGAGCGCGGCGCCGAGGCGCAGAAGTGGAAGCGGGTGCCGACGCAAACCACGAGGAACACTGAATGAAAAAGCGCTACTTCGCTTGGCTCGCAGCACTGCACATCAGCGCGCACGCGCAAGACAAAAACCCACTCGATCAGCCGGTGCGCAACTGGCTATTCATCCTGATGATGTCGCTGCTCGGCGGCTTCGTGAGTTGGTACTCGAAGGTCAAAAAAGGCGAGTTGGCAGCAACCAACTTGTTCGCGCTGATCGGCGAGTTCATGGTCTCTGCGCTGGCGGGCCTGCTGGCCTTTCTGGTCTGCGACTACTTCACTTTGCCGCTGGGCATCACGGGCGCCGCCGCTGGG